CGCTCAATGATTCCTCACTAAGCTCACCTATTACACAACTTCCATTTTCTTGATGATATATTGCTACTAACATATGTTTTCCTTAGGGATTGTCCCTATTAGTTTACGTAAAGATTACGTTTAATTATAAAATTGAAAGGTACTACATGTCTGTAGGGTTCTTCAATTATCTGTTGATGTTGCTGACATAACTGTTTCTTAATATCTAATGGACATACATGGGCTGCCGAGGGTAGGTGTAAGGCCATCAATAGTATTAATGCTGTTAGGTATTTCATTATAGGATACCTCTGCTCTGATGGTCAAACTCCTTGAACACTGCTGTATATTTACCTGACTTATAATGATACTTATAAGCCTTCTCAAACTCTGCATAGTCTGTGGACTCAAAGAGTACTTCTCGTACGGCAGAGCCATCCTTAATACCTATAACCGTACAGGTTACTTCAGGGGTATCAGGACCCTTGGGTTCTACAAAATTCTTACTCATTACTTACCTCCCGGTATTTTATTATAATACTTACTACTCTTAGCTTGAGCCCAAGTAACTAACTTAGTCTCCATCTTGTAAGCATTATCAATTGTTTTAAATTTATATATGTAGATATCAAATGCTGTAGGGTCACAGTAGAAAGCATTCGAGAAGTGATGTTTATAATCACGTCTGGAATACCTATCATTAAAACTGTTAACTGTAACACCTACATAATACATCTTCATCCTACGGTTGTAAGCAACGTAAAGGATAGGACCTTTTATATTCCTATCCATCCGTGCCTTCCTACTACCTAAGGCTTTAAGTTTCAATTAGAAATCAACGATACTACATACACCACCAGCACAGGCTGCTTCACCTTTGAGGTCTGTATCATCTGACTCTTCTATGATTGAAGCTAAGTCCACATCAGTTAAAGAACCTATCAACTTATTAAACTCTTCCTTAGTGATATCCTCGAACGGTGCTTGAACATAAGTTCCACCATCGTAAGGTAACACTGAGATTCCATTGTAAGTATCACGGTTAGTCCACATCCATGCCCCACACTCTTTCCATTCATCTTCTTTCAAAGAGATAGTACAACTCACGTTGTTCTTGTTTGGTCCTGAGATGTGACCCGGAGCTACCCACTCTAGGTTGAAACGTTTAACACGTTCAAGTAAATCCATAAAGGATTCAGTACGTAGTATAGAACCTTCTGGTGCTTTCTGTGGTATCTCTATCACAGCCATTGTATCAGGACGGAAGAACTCATCAGCTACTAGGTCAGGATTGTTGATAGCTAAGTATTTATACAGAGCTTCATCCTTACCAATTCTCATACGACGAATGTAATAATCATTATGCCAAGCATGGATACCTGATGAACTACCTAATACCATACTAGATGTACCTGATGGTTTAACTGTAGTCACACGGGCTGCTGGGTTAATGCCTATACTCTCTGCCGTTTGAACATTCATAGCTACTGCACATGCTGCTGCTTCCTCAAGATCCAAGGACTCTAAAGTCCCAGAGCCTATGCCTGTTTGACCAACACCAATGAGAGCTTCCTCTTCAGTGTTCTTCTTCCAGATAGGACGTAGGTAATGGAAGTCTGTGTAACCAGCTTGTAATGTACCTATGAAACTTGCAGCCTTAGAGCGATTGTTAAGATCTTCCTGATCATGAACATCACTTACATTCAACTCTGTAAGATTACAGAACTGATAGGGCTTAAGGCTTATCTCACAGCACGGGTTAGTACCATAGTCCAAGTCATTAGTCCAATAGATACCCGGCTCACCAGAACCACTAGCTTCTACACGTTCCCATATAGCTTTGAACTCTTCTTCAGTTACATCACCACGAGGTAAGGTCACTGAGTTGTTAGCTCTGCCACGTTGAGGATTTAACTCCCACCAGTTACCAGCCTTAGAGTTTAACATCTCTAAATCTGTACGAGAGAACAGGGATATTAAGGCTGCTCGTCGTATGCCACCAGCTAATACTGCATCAGCAATGAAACACATCATATCATGTGCTTGTAATGGTCGTAGGCTTGTACCTTTAGCATCAAACAACAGACGTTCTAGGTGTTGTAAACATACTCGTAATGGGTCAGGACCCGGAGCTTTACCACCACTGGTGATTAACTCTGCACCCTTAACTCGGATGTCACTGTAATCGAATCGTACTCTAGTCTTACCTAGGAAGTGTGATTCAATCAACACCTTAACGGCATCAGCCCAGCCTTCTATGCTATCACCAATAACATAACGTCTCTCAGAATCCTGAGGCCCTAGGACCATGGGTAACTCAGCGACATGCTGTTCTTGTACACTGAAGCCACCACCTGTACCTCCTAACAGAAGGAACATCATCTCACTAAAACATTCTAACGAATCAACAGGCATGTAAGCACAGTTGAAGATTCTGTTAGGTGCCAACTCGATAGGTCTACCACCGAATTGTAATGATCTCATGCTAGGTAATATCTTCTTAGTAATAACATACTTGTTATATACTTTCATAATATCAGTACGTAACTCTGGATACTTCTTGATATGCATATCCATGTTTCTATAGACTAACTCTTCCCAAGTCTCACGACGTTGTGCTGATGGTAAGTACTTAGCGTATTTAGAATGTACTGTTATATCCGAAAGTATTGCGTTGCTATCCAACTATTTATTCTCCTTGTTTAATTTATGACATGTGCAATGTTGTGGTAGGTTGAGACACTTGGAACAACTATGAACCAAAGGTTGCTAACTCCTGTAACCGTAAGAAGTGTAGCTTACTACGACGACCTACTTGATTATAGTACTTAGAGTCTCGGAGCTCTCGGGCTGCTAGGTTATAATCCCCATCCTCCATAGCCTCAAGCATCTTCTTGAAACTCATAAGCCCTGACACCCCAATGTTATAGGCCATATCAGTTAAGATGATACGGATAGCAGAGGGGGCTCTAACAACCCAAGGCTGTTGTATAACTACACCTCTTCGTGCTTCACCCAGCTGAGTTAAAGCCCATGCAAAAGCATCTTGCTCAGGCCAGTTACCCTCGTCATCTAGTTCACCCTCTTCTAGAGGAAAGATATCTAGGTTACGTCCGATGCCTATGGTAGGTACCATCTCAGAGTCTAGATATTCTTTAGGCTCGTAGCCCTCAAAGAACTTAAGGAACCGTACACCTAAGCGTAACTCTTTGTTCTTACTCATAACTTTTAGCCTCCATGTATTCACCCCAATGCTCTGGGTCTTCAGGGCAGATGGCTGCTGCTTGACCTTGTGGGTCTACTTCATTCTCAAAATTGTATAAGTAGGAATCTCCACTCTCTGATTTAATAAATACTGCTATACTCATTCTACTTCTCCAATTAATATTGCTTGTGTTTCAGGTAAGGTTACTTCCACTGCTTCAATCACAGAGGATATAGCCTCGTCTGTTGTTAGGTTTACTTCAGGTAATTGTACGGACACTACATGTTCAGTAGCTATCTGCTCGAATGTACCCTGTTCTGTCCTTGTAAATAATTTAGTACTCATTACTTATTGTTCTCCTTTAAGAAGTTATCAAGATTGTTACGGAGTTCTACGATCTGTTCTATGCTTACTTCGAGTGTTGCATCAGAATCAGGATAATCCATAACACCATCCCAACACCTCACCTTAGGAGCGGTACGATCTTTAGCGCATAGATTTAACTCTAACGTTCCATCCGATTGATACTCAAGATTAATCCATTCCTGATGTCCCCCATCATCTAAGTACTGCTCAAAGCCTACTGGAGTATTAAGTGTCGTCATGCTTACTCGTCTCCTGTATCTTCTGACCAATCAAAGTGTCTGCCCCCTCGGAGCTGTCGGCGTTTAACATCCTTATCCTTCTTCTCCGCAAGCTCCTCAAGCATCTCCTGTCTCTCGACTTCGAGTTCCTTGATCTGTTCCTTTGTAAGGTTGCCACGGTATTTAGTCTTAGACATTCTCTTCATCCTCTGCATCTGCAATGATTTGTACATTATTAATAAACTGTGATAACTCAGGCTCTGAAAAGTCAGGACCTTTAAGAACCTTACCGTCCTCACGGATGATAGGCTTACCATCAGCATCTAACTTACTCATGTTACTACGATGTACCTCCCTCAAGGCAGCATCTAAAGGCCAGCCATACAAGTCTGCTTGCTGTGCTGTAACATAAATGATATCAGCTATAGCATCTAAGAATTCTACAGGGTCTTTATTATCATTAGCAATAGCTAACTCCTGTAGTTCCTCAATGATTAAGTTACCCCATGTCATCATATCCTGAGTGTTCGGGATTGTAGGGTCTGTGCATATGTCATCAGCTTTGTAAGTCTCGTTGAATTGCTTAACCTGTTGTCCTAAGATAATTTATTCTCCTTTAGTAATTTGAAAATGTGTAAGGAACATTGCGTTACATGCTACATGGGCTATATGAGGTAAGCCTGATTCAGGATCTAACTCTTCACCTGATTGAATGGCTACCATATGCCTTAGTAAAGCACCAGTGTATCTACCTTCTGCATTAGGTAACGTCTTCCAACCATCATCAGCATACTTGTTAGCCCCGAAGGTCATGACTGCTGCTACTTCTTGGATAGCGCTCAGTGGTAGTAATTCCATCCGAGCTTTGTCTCCATCAAACTTAGTAGCACCTGTTTCTACGTTATCTTTCTTTTCCATTTTACCCCTTGTATTAATTTTAAAAGTATAGGTTGTGTGTACATAGCTAAGGCAATCGCCATAGGTCCGGCGAATATAAAGAAGTACCATGAACTACTACCTAGTTGTAAGGTACTGACAGTTCCATAAATAAAGAACTGACACACCCCAATGATGAAGGAGCCAAGTATAGCCCCAACATAATTATGATCTCTAACCATAAGTGATTGAACGCCTAACATAAAGATAGTTAAGAACTGTGTAATAAATACTAAGAGCTCTGTCACACTATAACCTCCAAAGGTAAGTCAGTATTCTCTACTAGAATCCGAGAGAAGAGTAAGGGAGGCATGATACCAAGCTCCCCTGTTGCTCTGTTCTTTATGACCTTGTAGTTACCGGTTAACATCTTATAAGCTATGAGGTTACTATTCATATTAGCTACCCTATTTAGCTCTCTATGACCATTACAGGCTTGATTGACACTTAGTTGGTGAAGTATGACAATCATATTACAACCCCGCTTGGAAAGCCTTCAACGCCTCAAGAGCTTCAGTACTATCACCTAAGATAGCAGCATCTAAGATA